GGACCGGCGATGTGGGCGACGCGAGTGGACTCGGGGATGGCCCCGTCAGCGAGAAGGGCGGCCAGAACCTCGCGCGCGTTGTACCAGCACGACTCCTTGCCCTGAGGGTCGCGGACGTCGACCTGGATCAGGGTTCGGTGAAGGAAGTGCGCACCCTGCTGCCAGGTCACGTTGAGCGGATCACCGGAGACCTCGAAGACGGTGATCTGGGCGGTGGTACCTCCGACAGCCGCTTCGGCGACAGCGAGTACCAGCGCGGCGGGGCCTTCAGTCATCGAGCCACCTCACGATGTCGCCGGGGGACGTGATCAGGTTACCACCTGTCACGGAGTCAGCAGGAGTTGTACCGCAGCGAGGATTTGACCATCCGAGATCACGGCCTCGTCCTTGCCAGGATTCGGGTTCCCGGCTGCGAGTGCGGACGCCCAAGCCGCCTCCCAACCAGGGCTGGCGGCGAGTTTCAGTGCGTGGCTGTACGCCCAGGCGTCCGGGGTCTGGACGTTCTCCTGAGCAGCACACGCAGTGATCCGATACCGCAGGTAGGGGTCCTGCGACATCTCGTAGATTCCGAGGTACGACACGGGGGCTCCTCAGGGCCAAATCTGGACAGTTCCTTGGTAGATTTTGTCAGCCAGGATTTCCCCGGCGTAAATCTTGACGGCTCGCTGGGAACCGCCGAAGATCGACACTGACGCACCCACCAGATTCGACACCCCAGGGTCCGATTCCAACCCGTCTGGCGTCGAGGTGATGACCCTGTAGTACATCCGACCGACAGGGTTCGAGGCGTCGGTCCAGGTCTGCGTCCCACTGGACGTCGGGATGAACTGCGGGTTGACGACCGACCAGACGGTTCCGTCGGGGCTGCGTTCGATTCGCTGGGTGTAGCGGGTCGACGCCTGGCCCTGGTTGGTCGGTGGGTGAGTGACTGTCCAGGTCAGCGTGACGGAGCCGTTGGGCTGGCGTACTGCCTGGACGTTCCCGGGTGCCGCCGGGGTTGTCATGACCAGGTTCGAGATCGCATACGGCCCAGAGCCGACCGCGTTGTTCGCTCGGACCTGGAACCGGAACAGCATGTTCGGGCGGAGAGAGTTCGACGTCAGCGTCTCGATGGGAGCGGTGGACGTGAACGGTGGCGTGATGTCCACCCAGGAGCCGGTGCTGTACTCCTGCCGCATCACGGTGTTCGTCGTGATCGGACCGCCAGGGTTGTTCCAGGTGACGATCCCCTGCGTGTCCGTGACGTATTCGAGATGAAGTTCCGTCACCGCTCCGGGAGCGGTGCCTCGGTTGGGCGTGGTAGCCGTGACCGTGACCGTCGGGGTGACGTTGTTGAATGCGTTGGACAGTGTGGCGGTGAAGGTACCCGAGGAACCGGCACCGTTTCCGGGGTAGGTGTAGGTCCAGGTTCGGGTGTCTCGAAGTACCTGCTGGCCGGTAGTGCTGGTGTTGGTGAAGTCGAGTGACGTCTTGCTGTGTCCAGCGGTACCGGAGAAGTTCAGCGTCTGGGTGTCGTTGTAGGCGAACTTGTTCTCGGTGTAGGTCTTGAACGTGACGACACAGTTCGTGGACGCCCCGGTGACGGCCGAGTAGGTGATCTCGACACCGACCCGCATTCCGTTGGTGGAACCCGAGGCTATCTGCCATGTACCCCATTGGATTGCGATGACGTCACCTCCTCGATCAGGCCACGCTGGAAACGATGTACAGAACGGTTGGGTCCTTGGTCACGATGGCGTCGTATTCTGCCTGCGTGCCGATCCAGCGACCCCAACCGGGGGACGGTGGGTCAACCGGAGCCCACCGTCCGATAGCCGTGGTGCCGAGGACCTTGCCGACCGGAGTACTCCCCGGAGCCGACACGTCCTGTAACTGATCCAGCGTCGGCAGAGCCTGTGTTGGAGGGTTCATCCAGGCAATGCTGTCCAAGTGAACGGTGAGGACTTTCCCGCTGTCGAAGGATGTGTGCGCCGGAAGTTCCGCAGGCACGTCAACTGGACCCCACTCACCCACGGCGGTCGTTCCGAGGACTTTTCCGGCAGCCGTGTCCGTTGGCGCGGTGACGTCGGTCAGGTCGTCGAGGGCGCGCTGAATGATGAACTTGTTCTGGATCAGGCTTACTCCGTCGACCAACGACCAGGTGGCAACGTTGTCCCGGGACGGAGCCGTGCCTCCGGTCTGAGCGATGTCCGACGAGAAGTAGTCGTAACCCATCACGTCCGTCGGGGACGGAACCTTTACCACGTCAGCGGGGATGTACTGGACCGTCGATGACCAGAGAGGAATGTCCCCAAGGGAATCCATCGGAACCGCTCGACTGGCGATCGAGCGAGCCGTGGACAGACCCGAGTCGACCTGGGTGACCCTGTCACTCACACTGTTTGCGAAGTCATTGAGCGAGGGGACGGAGATCGGTCCGTAGAACCAGTCTCCCCCGTTTGCCTGTGTCGGCGGTTGAGAGTCCCCAGGGTTGATGGTCTCGTATGCTACCCAAACCAGACCCTCGTTGAGAACGAAGTCTCCCGCGTTGTACGTGACAGCCGGGTCGTAGACGGTCGCCTCGGGGTAAGCAGCCAGCATCGCGTCCGGTACCGGAGCCCACTGACCCGTCGCCGTCGTCCCGAGAACCTTCCCAGCGACCGTCGTCGCGGGTGCGGTGACGTCCGTGAGGAGGTCAAGAGGTCCTATGGGACCCTGGATGTTTCCGATCTGCTCCCAAGCCATCGAGCATCACGCCAACCGGTAGACGTTGCCAGTGGTGGTGTCCAGGTAGAGGTCACCAGCAGAAGAACCCGCAACGTTCGTCGGGGTTCCGGCTCCGGCGAACCACGAAGGTCCACGAGGACCGGCAGGACCGGTGCTTCCGGTAGCACCAGTGTCACCAGGGTCTCCCTTGTCACCCTTGGGGCCTTGGATGCCCTGGACGCCTTGGGGACCGGTGTCACCAGGGTCACCCTTGGCTCCGGCAGCCCCGGTGTCACCCTTGAGACCCTGGATGCCCTGGATGCCCTGGATGCCCTGAGGACCGGCTGGGCCACGGATCGGTCCGACGTTGTTCCAGGAGTCGCCGTCCCAGACCAGACCGTCACCGGCACTGACCGGCGGACCCCAAGTGGGGACCGGCGAACCGACGATGTACATGTCGCCGGTGACCTTGGTCGCAGGTTCCGGCGTGGACGACGTGATCGTCCCCTTGATGGTCACGCCTGAACCGGCATCACCCTTCGGTCCTTCGGGACCGGCAGGGCCGACCTCGCCCTGAATGCCCTGGGGGCCGGTGTCACCGGTATCACCCTTGGGACCCTGAGGACCAGTGGCACCGGTAGTACCGGGAACACCCTGGGGACCGGTGTCACCGGTGTCACCCTTGGGGCCAGGAAGACCTTGGATGCCCTGTTCACCGGGATCGCCCTTGGGGCCTTGAGCACCGTCAGGACCCTGAGGCCCACGGATATTGCCTGCCTGAGTCCAGGCCATCACGAACCTCCTGGGATGAGCGGTGTAACCGGGACGACCGGTGGATCAACCGGCGGTGCCGGTAGCAAGGGGACAACCGTTCCTGGAACCCTGCTGTAGACGTCCCCGGTCAGGATGTCCAAGTAGTAGTCATTGGAATCGCCAGGAGTCGTGTCCGACGGAGGAGGCCCGGCGCCCCAGTACCACTCGGTCGCGTTCCCTGCCGTACCACCGCCACCCCCTGGACCGTACCGATCGTCACCCTCGGCCTGCGTCAGGTACTGAGGGTGAGGGTCTGGGTTGATGAGGTGCTCAGCCATGACACCCAGACGCTCGAACAGCGCCTCGGCCTCGGCCTTGGTGAGGTATTGCTGCTCGACGGACGGGATGACAGTCCTGAAGTCGGCCTCGATCACCGAGGAGTACTTCGGGGTGCCGTCCTGATCAGGGCTCCATGCCGGACCGGACACCTGAGCCACCCGCGAGGAACCCGGGACTCCACCCTCAGCGAGGAGAGCCGACAGGACGAGCCTCGTGTTCTCCCAGCACGAAGCCTTGCCGGATGGGTCACGGACGTCGACCTGGAGTCGGCAACGCTGAACGAACAGCATCCCCTGCTGCCAGGTCTGAGAACCTGATGGCCCGTCGACCTCGAAGACGGTGACCTGACCGGTCGTGCCGATCAGAGACGTCTCAGCGGTGTGGAGGACGACCTCCGCCGGATCGGACACGTTCACCCCCTCTTCAGCAGGTCAGCGAAGCCGGGTGACAACGGCCGTCTGAACGGCCGGACCCAGGAACGGTTGGGCGGGCATGTTCACGGTGCCCATCTCGATGAACGCCGCGTGATCCGAGTCGTACCTGATCTCGTACCCATCGGTGATCGGTGTGATGCTACCGGAACGCTTGAGGTCGCCAGTGTCCACCGGGACAGTCTGCTGGGAGAGGTCGAAGGCGTACTCGAAGCAGTCCTTGACGACAGAATCGACGAGATGCCTCACGAGGTCCTCGTTCACCTCGACCTTGACCGTGACCTTCGCCATTACGCCTCCCCGAGCATCGTCAGAGTGGCGACTCGGCAGTTGAGGAAGTCAGCCCCGGCTGGAGCGGTGGACACCTGAACAGTGTCCACCGCCCAGCGTGTGTCACCCATGATGGTGACCGTCATACCAGGGGCAATCACGGCGTCCATGCCGACGTACAGCGTGGCCTCCGGCGCCCCGGAAGGATCGAACGGCCCTCGGCCACCACGATCGCTCGCAGTGGCCGAGGACGGGTAACTGTTGGGCTGGAACGACGCCTCGCCACTCCACACCACCGTCGGTGACGGGAGCACCCACCCGTGGGTGTCCTTACCGTTCGCCGACATGACGACGACGGACACGTTCGGCAACAGAACGGTCACATTGTCACATCGCTTCGGTAACGGACCCAGACAGGTCGCGTGTCGATGACACGGTTCCCGCCTCGGAACGTCGGCCCGACCGGGACCGAGTAGACGCGGGCACGAGACCGGTGCCACGACGCCCGATCGAGCGCCGAAGCAATCGCCCCGTGACCGCGACCGCCGTAAGAGACGGACTGGGAACCGGTCGAGACCGAGGTCACTCCCGAAAGAGGTGCGTCCCCACTCGCCGCCAGCGTTGCGGCCCATGCCTCCCACGCCATAGCGGCAGCCATGTGTGGGTCGTCAGGGTGGGCTGCGCTGATCCGATCCTTCACGTCATCAGGAAGGCCGACAGGGAACCAGTCCTGCGTCATGGGAACCTCCTGGTCGTCAGTGACCGGTGGTACGGCGTCGGGTCACCGTCACTGCCAGTGACCCGACGCCGATGATCACGGAGCAGCCGGGGGCGTCAGCGCGGCGAACGGGTACACCCGGGTGCCGGTGTGGATGCTGATCGGGTTCGCCAGAGCGAAACCGACACGCATGACAGCCCGGATCGCCGTCGCGTCCTTCTCCCACAGCGAGCCGAAGCCGGTCAGGGTGGCCTGGTTGCTGATCGAGAAGGTCAGGTCCTGGCGAACCCCGATGACCGCCGCCGAGTCGTCACCGGCGATGGCGAGGGTGTCGGTCGCGTCCCAGCCGAGCGGGTAGGCCGGGGCGACGCCGTGAACGTCCGCGACGGAGACCTCGGGGATGCGGTAGTTACCGGCGTCCTTCGCGTTACGCAGAAGGCCGCGAGCGGACTTGGCAGCCCACAGGTCGGTGACGGTGCCGCCGGTCACCTCGACCTTGTCGAACAGCGCACCCCAGGAGTCGCCGTCGGCGTAGGCGACCTCAGCCGACTTGGCACGGATGCCGCCGGTCGGGTAGGACGCCGGGGCGCCGGTGCCGAAGAACACAGCCGCGTCGAGGACGCGAGCGAACTCGGATGCGATGGCGACCTCGACCGACGCGATGACGTCGATGTTCGAGTCGGCGAGAACGGTGTCGTCGACGGGGACGATGACAGCGATCTCCTCAGCGGTGAGGATCACGTTGTCCCAGGAGACCTTCGACTCCGGCTTGACCTCGCCCTCAGCGGTGAGGAAGCGAGCGGTCGGGAGCGCAGCCAGCACGGGCTGGCGGACGACCTTCGACGGCATCGGAACGGTCGGGATGGTGGCGAGCGCAACACTGCGCTCCTGGACGGCGCCGAGAACCCGGGCGGAGAACGCCTCGGTGAACAGGGCGGCCGCCTCGGTCCGGGTGATACCGGCCATGAGGGGAACCTCCAGGTCAGGCACCGCCAGCAGCGATGCGGAACAGCGTGTTCAGGTCAGGTGCCGACTTGGTGTTGGCGGTCCCGGTCCCGGTCTTCGCATCAGGGGTTCCGACCGGGGTTCGGACGAGTCCCTTGAGGCTTTCCGCGTCCGCTTCGAGTTCCTCCTGGGTGTTGCCCCGGAGGCGTTCGGCGAGTGCGGGGGGAAGACCGGCGGCGAGTGCCACACGGAGTCGGAGTGCCTCACCCTTGGCGGACTCGACGGCTGCCTTGGCGGCGGCGATGTCGTTCGCGGTCGAGGTGAGGGAAGCCTTGGACTCCTCAAGTTCAGCGGCACGCTGCTTGGCGAGACGCTCGTTCTTGCGGGCCATCGACTTCCAGTACTCAACGGTGTCGGCGCCTTCGGCTGCCTTGCCGTCGTCCTGCTGGTCGCCATTCGGCGGGGGTGCGCTGTTCAGCGCCTGGTCACTACTCATGCCTGGATTGTACCAGATGAGGTATCGACCGGAGGTGCCGACTCGGCCGCGAACTTCTCGGCGTCGTCGATCTCTGCTGCGGACCAGCCTACACGACCGGCAGCCACTTGCCAGGGGATTCCAGCGGAGACGAGCGTGGCGATCGTCGTGGCGTCAGCCTCCTTCGAGTCCGGCTCCGGCGACGCCCACACAGGATTCGCCTCGATCCCCAACATCCGCATCGCCCTGGTGAGGGCCTCGCCGATCTCTCGCTGAGCCGAGTAGATCGAGTAGAGAAGCCCGGACTCGTCAGCACGAATGGCAGAACCGGACGGGGACGTCCCCGGATTGACCATCAGGTGCCGGGGAAGACGGGCCAGCATGAAGAACCGGTTGATCTCAGCCGTGATCGCCTGGTCGTAGTTCGACAGGGGCGTCTCACTGAACTCGTGGACGCTGCTCGCCCCGTCACTGTCACCCGGATCGAGGACGATCGCGTGGTCAGGAGCCTGGCGGATGTCGTAGGGGTCGATCTGCTGACGGGTGAAGAACACGCGCTGCTTGAACGCACCGAACTCGGCGGCGACGAGGAGATTCGAGGTCAACTTGTTGATGCGGTCCTGGGAGGACGCCACGGTGTCCAGGAGAACCGGGCCGTCACCGAACGGGGCGATGATCACGGCCGGAACGAACCCCGCCGGTTGCGGGATCGGCTCACCGTCCAACTCCCACACGGCCGACCGGTCCGCCTTGATCCACCGTTCCGTCCGGTCGGGGTAGTAGACGGTTGCGTGCTGATTCTTCGTCGTCGGGTCGATCCAGTACTTCCCGGCAACCATCACCTCGTCCGGGTCCGCCGGGTCCTGGAGGGCGGCGGCTACCGTCGCTCGCTGAGGAACTACGATTC